CCGAGTCGTCGATGAGGAAGACTTGGATATCGAAGCTGTGCTTTACGACGTAGACACCGAAGAGGAAACCGAGATAGATCCAGACGATGTCAGGGGACTCCGCGATAGCGTCATCGAATCTTTGAACGAAAAACTCGCTGGCTACTAATTTAAATTTCTCTATGCACGACTACAAACTCCAGAAGGTCGAACTCATCCAGAAGCACATCAAAAATGCTTCTTTTATCCTGAACTCAGTCCAACTCAAAAACGACGCCGATGGCATCAACAACGCAGTGAGTGCTGCATTGACTGAATCGAATGACCTCCGACCCGAAACCATCGAGGAGAACTTTGACATCAAAACCTCCTACGACCGCAGTCACCTCGTGCTGGTTTATATTCGCAATCTCCGAAATATCATCGACCGAGCGGAACTTGAGATTGAGGCTTCCCTTAAGGCTCACAGGGACTTATCGTCGTTCGTAGAGGAGCAGGATAGCGAACTCTAAATATTTTACCTATGGAACAAAAATCACCACAACGCAAAGCATACGAGGACATCGTGGCATTGAACTACAGCGGAGCGAAAGAACTCCTAAAATCGCCTCTGCACTATCAGACTTGGCTCAAGAAGCCATCTCAGGACTCCAAGGCACTCCGACTCGGCAGAATGACGCACGAGGCTATTCTCCAGCCAGATGTGTTCAGTCGCTACGTTCCTCTGCCTGAAGTCGACCGCAGAACCAAGGAAGGCAAGGAGATGTATTGGGAGATAATGAATAACTTAAGTCCTGACGAAATCGCTGTTGATAACTCAGAATACGACTTCGTGCTGAATGTGTCCGACGCCATCAAAATAGCATTAGAGCAAAAAGGAATTGTATTTGAATTCACTGAGCAAATCGTGACGAACTCTTACAACGGCGTTCCGCTTAAATGCAGCATCGACGCTATTGCCGATGGTGTAATCTACGACATCAAAACCACCGATGACGCGAGTCCGGGTGCTTTCCTACGCACGGTGCAACAATATCGCTATAACCTCCAGAGCCTGATGTATCGCCAGATTGCCAATTTGAATCGTTTTGTATTCATTGTTGTCGAGAAAGAACCACCTCACGCGGTGTGCTTCTATGAGCTCGGCAACGAGATTATGCAGAGGGCTTTTTTGGACTTCGAGCGAGCGACGATGCTCTACAAGGAATGCACCGAAACGAATTGCTGGAACGGCTATTCAACCGAAATACAAATGCTCGACATTCCGCAGAAGTCTGGAATAATCAATTTCGCTTAACTAACACTATATTATTATGAACTCCAATAATCAAAACACCAACACCACCTCAGCCAACCAAGACCGCCCTGCTCTGTGCACGATCACTGAGTCTGGCACTTATCGTTTGCGTTTGTGCAACCCGAAAATCGAGAAAATCACGCAGACTGAAGAAGACGCTTTCGTTAAGCTCTTTTTCCTCGGCGAGAGCGGTTTGTGCCTGAGCAAGAAATACCAAACAAAATATCCTATGGCTCTTGCGACGCTCGTCGGTAAATTCACGAAGACTTATAAGCAACCGCTGAAGGAAGGCAGTGACGCTAAATCTCTTTTTGAATACATCCAGCCAGCAGTGAACAAGTGGGCTGATATCAGTCTTGAAGTCAGCACGAACGAATGGAACGGAAAGATTTATTATAAATACAAATTCCTGAAGATTGAAGCTGTTGAGGTTAATTCAAGCGATAGCACTACAACCAATAGCACTACCGAAACAAACCCACCAGAAGCACTTCCTTTCTAATTCCTATAATTCTAACTAACTTCCAAAAATGGAAGACGGAATACAGAACTTCTGGCATATCATCCCGCAGCGAACGCTGGTGCTAATCTCCGGCTACGCTCGGGCTGGTAAGGATACACTCGGGGACGGAATCCTTGAATGGTCAGAGAAGAACTCCTGCAAGATTAACTTTGCAGAATCTCTGAAGGACTCCGCGAATGTATGGCTGGATTGCCTCGGGCTGAAAGGCGACTTTCACGATGAGCAATTCAAGACGGCTAACAGGGACATTCTCGTCACTCTCGGTGAATTCGCTCGGAGCATCGACGCAGGGGTGTTCGCTCGGGAACTCGCCGATCAAGTGGTGCACAGCTACGACGACGACGGAATTCCGCACGAAACGGTCATTTGCACAGATTGGCGATACCTGAATGAACTCACAACGTGCCAGCAATTCCTTATCCCTATGGGCTGGAAGATTAAAACGGTGTATGTAGAAACGACAGGACAGAAAGCAGCGAACGCAACTGAACTAAACAGCATCAGTGAGATTAGGGGTTTAATTAACTTCGACCAAGAGTATTACTTCGCTGAAAATTGCAGAAACAAGATTCTCGCTGAGGGCAGAATGCTCGCTAAGCAGTGGATGCTGTAAAAAAATGGACTCAATTAACTTCAGCGTAGTCATTCCTTTTCCGAACGGAACTGAACTTAACCAGGAACAAATCCAATGGGCTGAATCTATCGGCATTAGTGCAGAGCGAGCGAAGTGGTTAGCTTCTTGCCCAGCAGGGACGAAATGCGGAGATAAAGACAAACCTCTTAGAGAATTGAAATATAAACCGATGGCTTACCTGATCAGAATTCCTACTTATCGAAACTACTATTTCAGGATTCATCGACGAGGCGTTAAGATAGTCAAAAAACTCTCTCCTGACCTCGAAGAATCAATGAATATGCGAGACGCTATCTGTCGTCAAATGGGCATCTATCTTGTGCCTAAGCCTGAGTAACCAATTCCAATTTCCCTATGAAAACAAAACAAACGAAACCACAAAAACAGTCAAATAACCTAAAAACAAAAAAGCCAATTCGCTTTGTCGCTGCGGGAGATAACCACGGCGATATGGCAGACCCTGAGGCACTTGGAGCTCTCTTTGCTTTCTGCAAGGACTACAAGCCTGATGTCAGAATTGCCCTCGGTGATTGTTTTGACTTCAGAAGTCTGCGTAGAGGGGTCGGCAACGACGCTGAATCAGCAGAGAGCCTTAAGGCAGACATCGACGCTGGTCTGGACTTCCTGAATAAATACCGACCTGACGTTTATCTATTCGGTAATCACGAGGCACGACTTGATTCGCTCATTTCGACATCAGGCAGTGCTATTGTGCGTGACTACTGCCAAGACGTTAAAGACGGCATCATTCGCGGTGCACGTAAGGCTGGTGCTAAAACTATTTTGCCTTATCACGCAGAAAAAGGGGTTTATCGTCTCGGTCCGGTTGCGTTCATTCACGGATACGCCTACGGAAACAACGCCACCACAGAACAAGGCAGGCACTACGCAGACAGAGGCGGTGCTCTCATTCACGGACACACGCACAACCTCGCCCAGATTAACCTCACTAAGCACGAGGGTGGTGTAGCGTTTTCAGCTGGGTGCTTGTGCCAGAAGGAAAACATGGACTACGCATCGCATAGACTCGCAACCTCTCGATGGGGTAGCGGATTCGCGGCTGGATGGATTGACGGCGATGATTGGAAGGTGTTCCTGGTGCACAAGGTAGGCGGTCGATGGATCTGGCAGTCGGACTTGACAATCTGGACTCCGCCAAAGTAACTCACAGAAGAAATCCACAAATCCACAAAACCACAAAACAACAAAACAAAACAAAACAAAACCCAATGAAAAAACAGCAAATAAACGACCCTGCTTACTTAGCGATAATGCTCGCTGAGATTCACAAGAAAGCAGAGAAAGTGCCCGATGGTTATTACACATCTAAACAATGGTCGGAACGATGGAACGGCAGAGGAAAGCCAGATAAGATTCTAAAGATTGGAATCCTCGCTGGCATCATTGAACGCAGAGATTTTAGAATAACAATAGGCGACGGCAGAGTGCTACCTATTGCGCACTATAAATTTCTGGGAGAGGAAAAGCAGAAATCAAAAAAGTCTAAGAATTCTAAGCAGTTAATTAAGTCTAAAAAATCTAATTCCAAATAATTAGAAAATGAATTCCATTCCTTGCTCAGTAGAGTCTGAGGGATACCTGCTCGGCGTTGTCATTCGGGACAATCTCGACCTCAACGAAATCGGACTAAAGCCACAGGACTTCTTTGAACCAAGACATCAGGACATCGCTCAAGCTGCGATTCTGTGTAAGCAAGACCTCATCGAAATTAACGAAATCAGCATCGGCTCAGTGCTGTTATCGAAGGGACTTAATTACACCACTTACATCAACGAATGCACGACGAACGTAGGATTCACTGCTCTGAACAAATTCTGGGCTCATGAAATCAAACGCACAGCTAAACTCCGCCAGATTCAACTGCACGCTAAGAAGCTCCTCGATTATACAACCCAGCCAGAATCCAACCCAGATGCTCTACTCGATTACGCCGAGGGAACGTTTAAGTCATTCAGCAGGGAAACAAAAACAGGGCTTCAGGAGATGCAACTTAGTGCTCTCGCAAATTTCGACCGCACTAACGACGAAGATGCAGTAATCGGAAAATACCGCTGGCTGTGCAAAGGAGGCTCATTGCTTCTCGTCTCGCAATCCGGTGTAGGAAAGTCGTCATTCACGATGCAATTTGTTGTCACGCTTTGCACGCAATATCAAAAAGGTTTCTTTGGCATTAAGGCAGAAAGACCCTTACGCGTAGTGATCCTGCAAGCAGAGAACGACCTCGGCGATATTGCTGAACCATTCCAAGACATCGTTAAGGGCATGCAACTCAGCCAGAGCGAAAATGAATTGCTATTCGAAAACCTACGAATCTTCCGAGACACTGCCTCCGTTGGTCCAGAATTTCTTAAGCGCATGAAGGAACTCATTGTGCTGCACAGAGCTGATGTGTTCGTTGTTGATCCGTTGCTCTCATTTGCTGGCATCGAAGTTTCAGACCAGAAACAAATGACTGAATTCCTACGGCATGGCGTCGCTCGGGTGCTCGAGGAAACAGGGGCGGTTCTAATTGCTGTGCACCATACTACCAAGCCTCGGTCATCAAAGGACCGTGAGGGCCAAACAGACACTGATTTAGCCTACTCTGGTGCTGGAGCATCGGAGCTCGTGAACTACGTGCGAGAAGTCGGGGTCCTCCAGCGAGCACAAGGTTCTGAGCCGATATTCAAATTCTCGCTCACTAAACGCCGTAACCGAGCAGGGATGCGGAACATCGATGGCGACTTCAGTCACGAAATCTACGTCCGCCACAGCCGAGAACAGAACACAGTGAAGTGGGAATATTCCCTCCCGCCGGACGACTTACGCGACAAGGAAACCGCAGCCAAAAACTTCCGAGGACGATAAAATCCAAAAACCACAAATTATATGGCATTTATGCAATTTATACGTTCAGAAGTCTTAAACAGAAGTCTTAAACAGAAGTGTTACATAGAAGTGTTACATAGAAGCCTTCCTATAACTAGTATAGGGAAACTGCCCTATGCTCGCTATACGCTCGCTGGGCGTTTCTCATAATAATAAAAAAATAACAAAAGAACATTTATGAACCTAAAACACAAAT